CCTCAATACAATATAGATACACATATAACATGGTTATAGAAATAAAAAGAAAAGATGTTACTATATATGATCATCATAAGCAAAACAATACAATTCATTTGATAGGAGGAAAATAAAATGGGTATGAAACTATAACTGTGGATTAATAAGAAAACGTACTTTGACAAGTGAATATAAAATTTATTACTTAAAATAACTTTAACTGTGGACTATATAACTTTAAATGTGGTATAATGAGGTATATTTATTTTAAGGGAGGTTTTCATGATGAGTACTTTTAGTGATAATTTTAAGTTGTCAGATGATAAAAAACTAAAAAATTATTTATATGCTTATCATTTATTGTTAAATTCAAAGGAGCGACAATCTTGTACTACTTGCAGACATAACATAGCTACAGAAATATATCAAGTTGGAGGAGTAAAAGATATTGATATGAAATGTAAATTTAATATCGAAAGAGAAAGTTGCGTATATTATGAATGCAAAAATGAAAATTTTGAAGAAATTCTAATAAATATAAAAGAGTTATTGGGAGGTAAAATAAATGGCTAAATTAACAATAACATTTGAAAATGGTGAAATAAAAAAAGAATTATTATTCGAGGGTGAAACTTTTGATTACACAATGAAACCATCTGGTTATGGAATGAAAGGCGATAAACCTTGTATATTATCACAATTTGAAGATAAATATGGATGTGATAATATGACAGATGAATTAATAGACTATGTAGATGATATAGATTTTGGAGATGAAGGCGAAATACAAGCAGCTATAGAATATTTATCAAGCATAGAAGATTAGAATGGAGTTAATATGAATATACTAAATTTACCGGAATTTGAAGTTTTAGACACAATACAGGATGACCACGATATGACGGTAATAGTAAGACCAGTTAAAGAGCCTGTGGCTTGCCCAGAGTGTGGTGGAGTTGAATATTATAAGCATGGCAAATCTAAGCGATTTGTGAGGGATTTAAATAGCTTTGGGAAACGTGTAGGGATTGAAATACATACACATAGATATAAATGCAAATACTGTGGTACCACATTTAGTCAACATTACAAAAGCATCGACGATAGAGATAAAATCACTATACGTTTAAGAGAGCAAATAGAAAAAGAATCTCTTAAAAAGCCATTTGCTAATATAGCAGAAGAATATAGTGTTTCTCCTACCACAGTAAAGCGAATATTTAATGCTTACATAGAAAGGCTAGAAAAGGATATGACCTTCCTTACTCCAGTTATATTAGGGATAGATGAGGCACACCTAAATAAAAGCATGAGAGCCGTTTACACCGATATAATCGGACGTAAGGTATTGGATATCCAACCAAGCCGTAAGAAATCCGATGTGAAAGCTTTTCTAAGTAAATTACCTAATAAGGAGAACATAGAAGTAGTAACCATAGATATGTGGAGATACTACAAAGAGGCAATATATGAGGAACTCCCAAAGGCTCAGGTAATCGTTGATAGATTCCATGTGATACAATTAGTAAACAATGCTTTAGAAGGCGAGAGAAAGTCGTTTAAAGGCTCATTAGACAAGAAACAGAGGTCTAAGCTATTAAAAGATAGATTCTTGCTACTGAGGAATAAAGAAGATTTAAATGCTAGACAGATTTGGGATATGCAATTAATGTTTCTGGACTTTCCACAATTAAAGTTAGCCTATGAGTTGAAGGAACAATTCCGAGATATCTATAAACATGATAATCGAGAAGATGCTCTAAGGGCTTATAAGAACTGGAAAAAGGCTGTCCCAAAAGATATGAAATACTATCAAGATGTTATTAAAACAGTTGATAACTGGCAGTACGAGATATTTAATTACTTTACTTGTAGAATCACAAATGCTTATACAGAGAGTTTAAATAACTTGATTAAGAACATCGAGAAAGCTGGTAGAGGTTACTCATTTGAGGTACTTAGAGCAAAAGTGCTATTCGGTACAAGTGCTACTAGAAAACCTAAATATACAAGAGCAAATACAAGTAACAAAACATATACATTTACTACGGCATTTAGTTGGAATGATTTCGTAGGAAGTACAAAATTAACAGAAGGGTTTGGAGTAGATATTCCACAACTACTAGAGGTATTAGAGAGTGATAAATTTTAATTCACTCTCTTTTATTTTCCACACTTAAAGTTATATACCCAATAAAATTATAGGGAATATATACGAAAATAAAAAACTACTGGAGGGGAAATAATGGAAGACAGAAAAGAATCGATAAAAAAAGCATTACTAACAATAAAAAAAGAATGTAGTAGATATGATGAATGCGAAGATGGACAATGCATAGTATTGGAATTACTGCCTAGTCTTGATATATGTCCGTTATACCATAATAGTCCAGAAGATTGGGAGATAGAAGAATATGAATAGAGTAATAGCAGATGCAATAATCATAGTGGTTATTGGTGCATGGATAGTGAGTAGATTATGCATGTAAGATACAAATAATTGACATAAAAAAAGGAATGCTTTCACATTCCGACAAATTCCTTAATAATATTATAACAGGAGTGTGGGAGCATGGCTAGTAAAACAATAGAAAAAGATAAAACATTTTCAGATGCAGAAGGTAAGTTATATAATTACAATACAATGAAAGTAGAGCTAAACAGCTTAAAAATAGATTTAGAGTACCTAGAGGTGGAGTACAAGGGATGCAAAGCTATTAGCTATGCTGATGAAAGAACATCACAAACAAATAACATAAGCAATACAGTCGAAAATGAAGTACTTGCAAAAGAAAGACAGATAATAGAAATAGAAAATAAGATACATAAAAAAGAGAGACAAATTAGAAAAATAGAAAATGCACTAGAGCTGCTAAAAGAAGAAGAGAAAAGACTTGTTAGCTTTAGATATTTTTCAAACAGAAAAAAAGCACCAAGCTGGTTAGATGTAGGAGAGGAAATAGGATATAGTGATAAAAAATGTAGAATTATGAGAAACGATATAATAAACAAAATAAAATCACTTATATGATTTCCGTAAAAGTTCCGTAAAGTTACCTCATAATTTCCGTAAAAGTTCCTTTTTTGGACAGAAAACTATAGTATATTTGTATTATAGAAAATAATAAATCTTTCTAAATCTGAATAGGTTTATTTTTCTTTACGAACTCTTATTGAATGTCAGATAGCCTGGTAACCTATTTGACTAGTATAATTGCTACAGTTTTTTAAAACATTGGTTTTTTCTTGGCACAGACTTGTGTCCTCCCTAAGTATTAAGTATATAATTAACAACTTAGTTATGACAGGAAATAGCTGGGGGTAAAACCTCAGCAACGTGCAAGTAATGGAAATCACTCCCCCATGTGATACAGGTTCGAATCCTGTAGCTTGCTAATTGTAATTACTATCATACAACAACAGAAACAGATTTTAATCTCATACTCAATTTGAAAAAGAGCCCTTCATGGGCTCCTTTTGTTGTGCAAAGAAAGAGTTGATCTAAATGAGTAGAAAAATATTTCAAAGAAAAGAGTATTCAATTTATAGATGTAGTGACGGATTTGTTGTACATAATACAAACAAGAAATTTGAAAACGGACATACACATGTAAATAATTTTTATAAAGCAAAGATATTAGTTATTATGGCTATAAAAAGAGAGATAGACGATAAGCTAAGTAAAAGAGATATAGAAAGTCTTATTAGATTAACGAATGATAATAGATATAGAAATAAATTATTAGAATTAGAAAGGAGTGGTATTAAGTGAAACTAACTGAAAAACAGAAAGCATTTTGTGACTATTATATAGAATCACTTAATGCTACTGAAAGTTATAAAAAAGCTTATCCTAATTGTAAGAAAGATGCAACAGCAAGAACAAATAGCAGTAAATTACTAACAAATGCCAACATAAAAAAATACATAGATGAACAATTACAACAAATGCAGTCAAATAGAATAGCTAATGCAACAGAAGTGTTAGAATACCTAACAAAAGGTATGCGACAGGAATTAGAAGAAGAAGTTGTAGTTATGGTGAATAAAGGCGACTTTATAAGCGAGCCAAAAATAGTTAAGAAAAAGATATCCATAAAAGATTCCAATAAATGCGCTGAGCTTCTTGGTAAAAGATATTCACTTTATGAAGGTGAAAAAGAATCAGAAGATAAAAATCTAACAATAACAATTCAGAAAGCAAGCGAGAAAAATGGAAATTAACATAACTTGCAACGACCATTTTGAAGATTTTGTTTTAGATTGGAACTATAAATTTTATTTTCTTGTTGGTGGTTATGGTAGCTCTAAAAGTTATCATGTGGTCCAAAAGCTGCATCTAAAATTATTACAAGAAAAGAGATTAGCATTAGTTGTAAGGGAAGTATATGACACTATACGAGATAGCTGCTTTTCACTTTTACAAGATGTAGCAGTAGATATGGGAATATACGATATGCTTAAATTTAAGACATCGCCAATGCAAGTAACATATCCTAATGGAAGCAAGATAATTTTTAAAGGTATGGATAAACCAGCTAAATTAAAATCTATCAATGGTGTATCTATTATATGGGTTGAAGAATGTTCCGAGGTTAAATATGAGGGCTTTAAAGAACTTTTAGGACGTTTAAGACATCCTACACTCAGTAATCACATTATACTTAGTGAAAACCCTATAGAAAAGGCCAACTGGACTTATAAGCATTTTTTTATTGATGAAGAAAATAATAAGAAAATACTTGATGATGAAAAACTTTATATTGAAAGAATTATCAAGACAAATAATACATACTATCATCATTCCATTTGTGATGACAATTATTTTCTACCTCAGGACTATATAAAAGAGCTTGATAACATGAAAGAATACGACCCAGATTTATATAGAGTAGCTAGACAAGGTAGATTTGGTATAAATGGTACCAAAGTATTACCGCAATTTGAAATGATGGACCACGATTTAGTTATGGCCAAAGTAGGTTCTATACCTTCTAGATTTTATAGAGCTGGGATGGACTTTGGATTTGAAACTTCATACAATGCATTAGTTAGAATTGCTATAGATGATGTAAATAAAGATTTGTATATTTACTGGGAATATTATAAAAATCATATGACAGATGATAAGACTGCTAAAGAAATAGATGAATTTAGAGTAAATAAAGAGTTAATAAGAGCAGATAGTGCTTAATGGTTAGGCACTTAACCTGGTTAATTGCTGGAAACCCCTAAAGCTTTAGATACCAAAGAGTAAAAATTCTAAAGATGCTACAATGGGCAATCAGCAGCTAAGATTTATTTAAGTAAAGAATTAGATAAATTTATACTTAATAAATAAAGTTCAACGACTAGCGAAATCATTTTATCTTAAATAGATAGAATAAGAAAGTAGGGTACACTCAAGTGAGTGGAAAAGCCAGGCAATAATTAAGACTGAGAGGTCTTTTTTATTGAAGATATAGTCTAGACTTATGTGAGAACATAAGAAGTTCATAAGAGAACTGCATAAGATTAACGACCTTATGTGAATGAAATAGGAACCCAAGACAATTAGATTTTATCAGCAAGAAGGTTTTAAAATGGTTGGAGCTAAGAAATATCAAGGCTCTAGGCTTCAAAATACTAAAAAAGTAAAAAGATTTAAGCATATATATTGCTCAACTAAATGTGTTAATGTAAAAAAGGAATTGAAGGATCTAACATATAAGCAAAATGAAAAAGGTGAGAATATATATGATGAATTTAACATAGACCCTCATACTTTGAGTGCTATCTGGTATGCATTAGATGGTTATGAGGTTGCAGATTATAAAAGACATTATAACAGTAGATAGAAAGAGAAAGGAGGTTACAATATGCTTAATAGTTATCAAGAGTTTGTTACTGCTGAACTTACTGGATTATATGGCTCGGCAGTATTACAAGAAATGAACGATATACTAAGACTATATGACATATACGAAGGTCGAGAAAATTTTATAGACAAGTCAGAAGAAAAAGACTATACACAGACAGAAAAAAGAACAAATCTGATTAAAAAGCTTATAAAAGAAGAATCTAGATTTTTATTCGGTAAGACTCCAGAGTTATACATTCAGCCTAAAAATGATACTGATGCTGATAAAGATAAAGCTGGAGAAATAAATCTTTATTTGAATAAAATATTAAAAGATAATCTATTCTCAGAAAAACTTGTAAAAGGTGCTAGAGACTGCTTTATCGGCAAAAGAGCTGCTATTAAATTATATGCTAACCAAGATACAAAAGAGATTAGGATAATGTTTTTACCTAGCTTGGAATTTATCTACGAGAGTGACGAGGAAAATCCTAACGAACTTAAAAAGATAATATTCTTCTATCAAACTAACAAAGAAGTTGAAAGAGATAAGCAACGTATTTGGAAGCAAAAGTACGAAATGATAGATGGTAGATGCATATTAAATGAAGGCATCTACAATGGTAATGGGATATTAATAGAACCTATAAATGTAGATATAGACTTGCAATTAAGCGGTATTCCTTGCTATGTAATTATCAATGACGGACTAAGTGGCGACCCATTCGGAGAGAGTGATGTAAAAGAGCTTCTAGATAATCAAATTCAATACAACAGACTATCATCAGAAGATGTAGACACACTTAGAAAAGGTATGGATAGGATTATTTATGGTGTCGACATAGACCCAGAAGCATCTGAAAAATTCAAACTAAAGCCTGGAGCGTTTTGGGACGTACCAACAGACCCTACAGCAGAAGGGAAACAAGCTACACTAGGTACAATACCGACAGACTTTGGCTATGGCGAGAAAATAGAATCATCACTAAAAAGAATTAAGTCAGATATGTATGAGATGCTAAATGTTCCGATGTTAAGTAATGATGAGCTAAAAGGTATGATGACATCAGGCAAAACTATGAAAGCATTGTATTGGCAGCTTATTACTAGATGTGAAGAAAAGATGATGGCATGGCGACCAGCTTTAGAATGGCTAATAAGAGCAATACTTGAAATTACAGAAGTGTATCAAATAGAGAAATTACCGCAGCTTGATTATACTGTTACAGTCGAAAATAACTATCCTTTACAGGAAGATGAAGACGAAGAAAAGACGTTAGACTTGCAACAAGTAAATGCACAGGCTATGTCTAGAAAAACATTCATCAAGAAATGGCAAGGTGTTACAGATGATGTGGCTGATGCTGAAATAAAACAAATAGCATTAGAAAGAGAAATGTTAGAAGAAAGTTATGTATCTGGAATGAGTGATCCAGTTGAATAATTTTTTTAAACAAAAGAATAAAACTGAAAAAGAGATGACTAGAGAAATAAAAAAAGCATATAAGAGAGTAGCAAATAATTTGATTAAAAGATTGGCTCTAGTTAATCCAGATACGATGACATATGACTATTTAAGACAAACTGCTAAGTATCTAGAAAAAGAATATAAGAAGCTTAATAAAAGACTTAATAAAGATATTGAAAAGGCTATTGTAAACACCGTAGAAGGCTATACACAAAGCCAAGTAGAGTTTTACAGTGATTTATGCAAACCTCTTTCTAGTAGCTTTGAAGATATGTTTAGCAAAGTGAATAAGCAAGTTTTAGACAATGTTATTACAGGCAAAATGTATGGAGATAACATAAAACTTTCTGACAGACTTTGGAGCAATCACAACAAGACTGTAAAGACTATAAACGATATACTCACAGATGGATTTATTAGTGGTAAAAACAGTAAAGATATAGCTAAAGACTTAGAGGTTTATTGTAATCCAGATTATTTAAAGGAATACGAAAAGTTTACTATTCATCCTAAAAGTAAAAACAAGGTTGAATTTAACTCATATAGATTAGCAAATACATATATAAATCATGCATACCAAGAAGCAACAAGGCAAAGTGCTAAGCATAATCCATATGTAGAAAAAGTTGAATGGCTAAGCGGAACAGACGATAATGTATGCGATTTATGTAAAGAACGAAACGGAAAGAAATTCGATAAAAATAAAGTACCTTTAGACCACATATTAGGTAGGTGTACACTATTACCAGTTATAGAAGATGACTTAGAGGATATAGCTAGAGAGTTAAAAGGCTGGGTTAATGGTGATAAAAATGAAAAGCTTGATAAATGGTTTGAAGCATGGGAGGTTAAAAGATGATACCAGAAGATAGGAGGACTTTATGAACGAACAACAATTTTTAGATTGGTGTAAAGATGAAGTTGTAAAATATACCAATAATCATTTAGATAAATCAGATAACAAACAAATAACAAAAGATGATGTATTTATGGTTTGGTGTTGCAAAACACTCCAAAATAACAAGGCATTATTAAGTACAACTTTATTTGACGGAATGTATTATGAATGTACATATAACGGAGATAAAAAAGAAATGTACATAGATGCTTATAAGAAATGGGAGAATTACAAAGTTGAGAAACCTCAATCTGATGAAGAAACAGAAATAAAATTTAAAATAAATGATAATGTTAAAGGCAATATAATAAAAAAGTTTACTGAAGTTATGTAAGGTGAAAATATGAGAAATTTATTACTTAAAATAGGAGTAAGAATGGGCTGGGTTATAAGTCCAAGTATATTATTTGACTTAGCAATGTTAGGTGAGAAATCAACTTACTATGAAAAATACTATAAGAAGTATAAGAAAAGATGTAAATGGCTGTAAAGCCTTATTTTTATGTCTTTTTTTAGTTTGTAGACGTAAAAGAATAAACTAAAAACTATATTCAAGAAACGGACTTGTAAAAAGTGTAAATATAGGAGGAAATATGGAATTTAAAGAATTATTAAAAGCACAAAACTTAACAGATGAACAAATAAATAACATTACTGCAAAGATGAAAGAAGAAAAAATATATACTACATCTTTAGAAAATGCAGACGAAAGATATACAAAGTTAAAAGGTCAAAAGGCTGATTTAGATGAACAAATAAAAGCTGCAAATACAACTATAACAGAGTTGAAGAAAAATAATAAAGACAATGAAGCATTGCAACAAACAATACAAGATCATGAAGCTACAATAGAAAATCTGAAAAAAGAATCAGCACAAAAGGATTTTAATTATGCATTAGACAGTGCATTAAAAGACAATAAATGTAAGAATGCTAAGGCTTTAAAAGCTTTACTAGATTTAGATAATATAAAATTTAATGAAGGTAAATTAGAAGGCTTAGAAGGACAATTAACTGCATTGAAGGAAAGCGATGGATATTTATTTGATACATCAAATCCAGCTCCAGGTAATACTGGGGGAACAGGTAATCATCCACGAGTTGGTGGAGGTGCTGGAGAAGTAACAAAGGCAGATTTAATGAAAATGCCTTACAGTAAAAGAGTTGAATTTTTCAACAACAATAAAGAAGAATTCAACAGATTAATGAATGAATAGGAGATGATTGATATATGGCAACAACAAAATTAGCAGATATTATAAACCCAGAGGTTATGGGTCCAATGATAGGTGCAAAAGTAGAAGCACTTTGTAAAATAACACCATATGCAAAAGTTGATACAACATTACAAGGTGTTCCAGGGGATACAAAAACAACACCAAGTTGGGAATACATAGGAGATGCAGAAGATGTAGCTGAAGGTGAAGAAGTCGGAACAGTAGGATTAAAAGCTGGGTCAACTACTTTTACAATAAAAAAAGCTATGAAAGCTGTATCTATAACTCAAGAATCTATTAATAGTGGATTAGGTAATCCAGTAGCACAAGCTGAAACTCAATTAGCAAAATCTATAGCTCAAAAAGTTGATAATGATGTATTAGATGCTGCTTATACTGGAACTAATAGAGTAGCTGGAGGTACATTAGCTGTAATATCTTACAGTGGTATAGTTGATGCAGTAACACAATTCGAAGATGAAGAAGATGGAATAGAAAAGGTTATGTTTATACATCCAAAACAAGAAGCAACTCTATTAAAAGATTCTAACTTTTTATCAGCTGATAAATTCACTGCTGGAGTAGCAGTAAACGGAGCTATAGGTAAAATAGCTGGTTGCTGGGTTAAAAAATCTAAAAAAGTTATGTTAGTTCAAGCAGAAAAAAATGACAGTGGGACAGTGACTATAACAGAAGATAATTTAGCTGAATATAAAAAGAAAACTTTAGATGGTTCTACTTTAAAAGTAGGCGATAAAGTTAATGCAGTGGCAGCAGCTAACCAATACTATTTAAATCCAATATTAAAAATGGAGCCAGACAGTCCTGAAACAGAATATACAGAAGATGAATTACCAGCAATAACAATCTTCCTTAAAAAAGATACTTCTTTAGATCATGAATGGTTCCCTAAAAAACAAATACATGATTTAACAACTGCTAAATACTATGGAGTAGCTAAAACTAACGATGCTAAAATAGTACTTGCTAAATTTAAAAAATAATAGGACGTGATTTAGATGGATGATTTAGAAATGCTAAAGCTAATTTTAAGGGAGAGTGATTCTCCCTTTTTTAGCGATGAACAACTCCAATTTTACGCAGAAAAAAATAACTATGACATAAATAAAACTGCTTATGAATGCCTTCTAGCCAAAGCAGAAGATGATAGTATTGCCTTACCAGGGGGATTAAGCTTGCCGAACAATAAAGAATACTGGTTAAGACTTGCTAAAAAATACAGACCGAATGGAAGTAAGATCTTATGATAAATAAAGAAAAAATCAAATCGAAAGTTGAAAAAGCAATAAAAAAGCTCCCTTCTTTAGGAGTGGTTAAGCGAGCTTACACAAATGATTTTGGAGAAAAGTCAGACTTACTTGAATTAGTATGTGAAATAGAAGGCTTATATCATGAATCAAATAATCAGTATGGCCAAAGTATAACATTGCAAAATAAAGCAGAGGTAATAAAAGAAAAAAGTATATATTTTTTAGTTGTATACGATGAGACTGCGAAGCTTATACAGAAAGATGACTATATATATATAAATGGCTATAAATATCAAATTAAAGATATTGGAAATGTAAATAAAATGGATATTTATGCGGATATGAGATTACAAGAGGTGAGCTACGATGAGTAATTTTAGCATGAATATTGACGAGTTAATGGATATGTTAGAACAAAAAAGAAATAGAACAAAAGCAGCGCTTGAAATATATGCTAATAGCTCAGCTACAAAACTTCAAAATCACGCAAGAGTAAATAAACCTTGGACAGATAGGACACATGATGCTAGAAATAGACTTAATGCATCATGGGAATGGAAAAACGAGAATGTATTAAGTATTGCATTATCACACGGAGTTAATTATGGGATATATCTAGAAAAAGGAACATCACCACATGTTATAACAGGGAATCCTTGGTTGTATTGGCAAGGAGCTAGTCATCCTGTTAAAAAAGTCAATCACCCTGGTACAAGACCTTATCCAATTATAATGCCAACAATAAATGAAATAGGTCCACAGGTTATGTCTGGACTAAGTATACTTCTAAGGTAGGTGAGGTTAATGTTTCAGGATTTATATAGATTTCTTAGAACTGGCGGATTAAAAGTGTACTCACTTGGACAACAGGATAAAATTTGCACAGACCCATTTGTATTGATTTATGAAGCTGGAACAGAAGATACTTCAAGTAGTAAGAATCTAAAAAAAGAAAGCATAGAGTTATGGGTATTTTATCCTTTTAATGAATACTCAAAGGTTGAGGATTATATAAAACAAGTTGAAAATACAATAAAAAAATTCGGCAAACTAAGAAAAAATTATGATAAGTATGCAATAGAAATTGATAATGATATGAAAGCATATTATACAAAACTTTCGTATTTCAGATATGTATATAGAGAAGGAGGTAGATAAATATGGCAGCTACAGTAAAAAAGATAAATCAAATGCCACTATCAGATGTATCATTGGTTAGAGTTGTAACTGAAACTGATATTTTTAGTTTCAAAACTTCTGATGAAATTTCAACAGAAGAAGTGGTTTCAGAAGGCGAAGAACAAACTCTTAAGCTAAAGGGTGAAATATATGCAAATAGAGAAGCTAAAGATACTGTACTTGGTTATGACTTAACTTGCAAAGACAATGTAATGTGTCCTGAGCTTCTTAAAGTTATTCAAGGAGGTACTATCGAATACGATACAGATGGAAAAACTTTTAAAAAATATACAGCGCCACCAGTAGGACAAAATGCATCAAAAACATCGTTTGATGTTGAAGTTTATTCTGCAGAAGTAGGAACAGATGGAGACACTGGAAACTTTTCAAAAGTGACATTCCCAAGTTGTAAAGGAAAATCAGTGCCTTTAAGTTTTAAAGATGGTGAATATTATTCAAATGAATATACTATTCAATCAAGACCAGAGAAAGGAACTGCACCTTATACAATAGAAAAAGTAACTGCTTTACCAAATGATACAGTATCAGAATGAACAAATGATATAGAAGAAAATAAGATTGTAGAAGAAAATAATGTTATAGATGAAATAGACCTCTCTAAATAATTTTAGAGGGGTTTTTATTATGAAAGGAAATAGATAATGGAAAATTTACAAGTAACAAGTTTAGAAAAATTAAAAAGAGTAAAACAAACTCAGATAGTAAGTTTAGGTAAGTTTGAAGATGGAACAGAACTTATAGCTGAGCTAAAAAGACCAGATATGCTAGCTTTTATAACAGAAGGTAAAATACCTAATACTCTTTTACAAGAAGCAGCAGAAGTATTTAACGGGAAAACTGAAACTGTAAACAAAGCAACTATAGAAGGAGATGTTACAGCTTTAAAACAGTTAGGAGAGCTATTAGAGTTTTTATGTGAAGAAACATTAGTAAATCCAAGCTATAAAGAAATAAAAGAAATAGGTATAACGCTACCACTAGAAATGAAAACAACAATTCTTACTTATGTTCAAGCTGGAATTGACGGGCTAAAAAGCTTTCGTAAAGAGCAAGAACGTATTGAGAATAATCAATCAGTCGGAGAAATATAGAAGATTACCAAGTGAAATAGCAAGAATAAAAGATGAATACGTGGCTTTTTGTTTCGATGAAGCCTGTATGTATATTTCAAGTCAACTGGAAGAAAAGAAAAAGCCACGATGGAGTGAAGATCTAATAGACCAAGAAACAGGAAAGAAAAAAACATTTATATCAGAAGCATGGAAAAAACAAAGAAAGGAGGTTAAATAATGCCGGATACAAACTTAGGAACTGCAACAGGCTATTTAAATCTTGATATACAAAACTGGAATAATGCATTAGATGATGCTAGAGAGAGTTTAAGGGAGTTTGAAAATAGTTCTAATTCTATGGGTGATACGTTAAGAAATACACAACAAGCTACAAATGGAGCAAGTGATGCATTACGAAGTACAAGCGATTCAGCTAGTAGGGCAAGAAGCGCTTTTGATAGTGTTAGACAAGTAACTAGCAGTACAAGTAATGCCTTTGACGATATTACAAGTTCAGCATCTAGAACTAGAAGTGAATTTAGTAGAACAACTCGTGAAGCTCAAAGATTCGAAAGACAAATGCAAAGACTAGAATATGAGCTAGGCGGAGAAGTACCGCAAGCGACACGAGAAGCATATCAAGAAATGTATAGGCTTAGAGGTGAAGTAAGAAATGCAAGAAGATACTACGGAAGCTATTCACAAGAAGCTATGCAAGCGAGAAATGCAATGACAGAGTTCGCGCTAAGTTTAGATGACAATACATTTAGACAGATTTATATGAGAGGACAATTAGGCCTTACAGAGAGACAGCTACAGACACAAGCTAATAGTATAAGACTTAACGCGAGAATGACTAGCTTAATGGGAGACCAAACTCAAATATTAACACAACGTATGCAAGGTTTACAAGACCATGGAATAAGACCTGAGATGTTATTACCCCCATCTACACCAGGACAATTTAGGCTTTTATCAGAAGCTATGGACTTAGGAGTTTCACCGCTAAATCGTCTATCAAGTGGGTATAGAAGATTAGGTGGTAGAGTTGAAGGAGTTATAAAAAAATATTCAGCTCAAAAAGTTGCAGTAAGAGCAGCACAAGGCTCAATGGTAAGATACGGATTGATAATGAGAAACTTAACGACTGGGACTGCTAACTTAGGACTTGCAATTCCTATTGTTGGAGCTGCCGCAATTGCTGCTTATGGAGTGTTATTTAGTGCAGCTATGAAAGCGGACGAAGGATTACAAAAACTATGGGATACTACAAAAAACAAATTAGCAAAAGCTTTCGAGCCTTTAATAGAAACTGCCGGGCAAGTCTTAGAAGTAGGGATGAAAGTTGTTGGAGTAATAGCTGACTGGATTGCAAAATTTAATGAAGCACATCCAATAATTGCAAAAGTAGCTAGTGTAGTTGCCTTGTTAGCACCAGCAATGACATTATTGTTATTACCTCTTTCTATGGGCGTAGGATTATGGAGTGGTTGGATGGTTGCCCTCAATGGTGCTTGGACCATGATTGGCGGAGTTGTGGCAATGATAGGAACTGCTACCTCGACATTTTTTGCTTTTGCCATACCTATTGCCGCAGTAACCGCTGGACTTATTCATCTTTATAAGACTAATGAAACATTTAGAACTACTGTAAATAATGCTTGGCAATCGGTTAAGGAAAAAGCTGCAGATGTATTCGGAACACTTGAAAAGTATTTTACAGAAACTATTCCGAACGCATATAAAAAAGGTGGTATAAAAGGAGTTTTAGATCAATTCGCGGATACATTCAAAAGCGGATTAGATAAGGTAAAATCATCACTACCTCAATGGCTAGAAAACGGTAAAAGTATGGCTAGTAACCTTGCACAAGGAATTAATCAAGGTTTACCAGCTTTACAGGCAAAAGCAAGCGAAATGATATCAAACTTAGTAGCAGGAGTTTTAAAAGTAGCTCCAAAATTAATAGAAACTGCAGGACAATTAATTCAAGCATGGTTAAAAATGTGGAGTAACAATGTAACACTATTTTTAGATGCTGGATTTAAATTACTTGAAATGATTATGCAAGGTATAGCACAGGCATTACCAGTGTTAATCGAAACTATAGTAAACGTTATATCTACAGTAATAAATATTATAGCTGAGAATCTACCAAAAATAATAGAAGCGGGAGTATACATCATAACTGCGCTTGTAAATGGTATAAGTCAAAACCTACCAGCTATAGTTGATATAATAACAAATACTCTGAGTTCTATAGTGAATATCATATTAGAGAATCTACCGCTAATAATTGAAGCAGCAGCACAAATTATAACAACCTTAGCAGTTGCATTGATAGAAAATCTACCAATATTATTAGAAGCTGCAGTAAAATTAGTTATTGAAATTGCTAGATGCATATTAGAGAATTTACCGCTAATAATTGAAGCTGGTATCCAACTTGTAATAGCATTAGGACAGGCAATAATACAAGCATTACCACAGATAGTTGCAGCAATTGGAGAGCTATTTATTGGAATCTTAGAAGTAATTGCGGAGGAGATAGGTAAATTAGGCCAATTTTTATTAGATAAAGCTATGGAAATAGTCCCTCAAATTCAAAGTAAAATATCAGAACTATGGGAACAAATAAAGATAACAGTAACAGAAAAAGCTACAGAGTTATGGAATTCTATAACACAATGGGCAAATAGTGTATATAGTAGCGCATCAAGTTGGATTAGCAATTTGATATCATCAATAGGTACGTGGTTAAGTGGCTTACCAGGAAAAGTAGGCTATGCATTAGGGTTTGTATTAGGAGCCATAACTAGCTGGGGAATTAATACATATAACTATTTTGCTACAAATATACCGATGTGGATTAACTCAATAGGAAACTGGTTCTCTCAATTGCCTTCCAAGATAGGTAAATGGCTTACAGATACATATAGCAGAGTAACTCAATGGGGTAGTAATATGTTATCAAAAGCGCAAGAAACTGGTAGTCGATTTATAAGTAATACTATAAATTGGTTTCAACAATTGCCAGGAAAGGTATGGAATTTCCTAAGCAATACTTACAGCAAAGCAACTCAATGGGCATCGCAAATGATTGCGAAAGCACAACAAGCTGGAAGTCAATTTGTAAGTAAAGTAGGAAGTGCATTATCAACATTGCCAGGGCGAGTATGGTCATTTTTATCTAGCTGTATATCAAAAGCAATTAGCTTTGCATCGCAATTTGGAGCGCAAGGTCAAAAAGCAGCTAATGATTTTAAAAATAAAATAATAAACGGAGTTAATTCTATCCCTGGCAAAATGGCAAGTATAGGTAAACAAATAGTACAAGGTATATGGAGAGGTATATCTGGAGCTGGAAGTTGGCTTAGAACTCAAATATCTAATTTTGCCAGTGGAGTAGTAAAAGGATTCAAGGCTGGATTTAAGATTAATTCACCAAGTAAAATTATGCGAGATATAATCGGTGTTGGTATAGTAGAAGGTATTGGTGTCGGGATAGATCAAGAGGAAAATAGTTTGCTTGGAAAAGCTAAAAATCTAGCTAATAGTGTAGTTGGTGTTATGAATAACAATGCAACTACAATGGATTTAATAGGTACTGCTAAAGGATTAACTGGTAATATTGGTGCTGTAACTCAAACAACACAAAATAATACAAGTAATGCTATAAATATAAATATAAATAATCCTTGTATAAATGATAAAATAGATATAGAAACTCTAGCAAATGACCTAGCATTCTATCTAAAAAGAAAAAAAGTATTAACAGTATAAGGAGGTGTAGAAATGGAATTTACAGAATATAAAGACCCGATAGTTTTATATTTAGACGATAAACCGAGTACAGATTATGGAATAAAGGTGTATGAAAGTAATATCCTTTCTGCGCCTTCTAAAAAATTAGAGTTTGTTGAAATAGAAGGAAGAGACGGAGCACTAACAATAGACAATGGATATGAAGATTTTGTATTAACACTTGGTTGTGTGCTTGTAAATAATAATAGCAAAGTTGAAACTACTCCAGCATTAGCAAGAAGGGCAAAGAAATTCCTTCTTAACGGAGCAAATAGAAAGATACAATTAAGTGAGGACATGGGTTTTTATCTATTAGGGACTTATAATTCTGATGTTGACATAGAAGAAGCAATTGAAAACTTTGGATTGTTCCAGGCACAATTCAGATGCAAGCCTTATAGATTCTCTAATAGTAATAAAACAGTAGAGATAACTACTAAAAATACTGTAATAAAAAATGATGGATATAAAACCAAGCCTGTTATTGATGTGTATGCAACAGGAGACATAACTATCAATATAAATAATCAAGAAGTTGTTTTAAAAGCCTTAGAAGGACATATACAACTTGATTGTGAAAAAATGAATGCAACTACTGTTAATTCGCTTGGAAAAATAGTAAATGCAAATCAGAAAATGTATAGTGATTTTCCTGTTTTAGAAGAAGGTAATAACAATATAACTTGGACTATAGGAACAGGTGCTAGTTTTACTAAAATAATAATAAATTATAGAATGGCGGTGATATAGTGATACCAAGAATTTATGATAACAGTTTTACAACGTATGAAAGCAACGGATTAGGTTTATTGGTAGATGCTATATCTTGCCAAGTTGAAGAAGAATCAAACGGAGATTTCGAGTTAACACTCGTATATCCTTCTGATGGTTCTTTTTTTTATGCGTTAAAACAAGACAACCTTGTAAAAGCTGATGCATCGGATAACTTAAAAGGGCAGCTTTTTAGAATAGATACAATATCAAAACCTCTAAATGGCCAAGTGACTGTATATGCAAAACATATTTCATTTGATTTAGCTAAAAACTCTTTAAATGAAGATGTAAACGAAAAAAATATAAAATGTGAAAATGCTGGTAAACATATGCTTCAAAAATCTGATGCTGACAGTAGATTTACAATAGAAAGTAATATAGAGATGCTTGGTAACTACAGCATGGATAGAAAAACAGATTGTTTGAGTGCTATAGCTGGGACAAGAGGTTCTCTTATAGATACATTCGGTAATGGTCCTAAGCTTCTTAGAGATAACTTTACAATATCCGTACTTACTAGAAGAGGTAAGGATGATAACACTCTTATAGCTTATAAGAAGAACATCACAGGCTTTACGTTAGAAGAAGATTATTCAGAAATAATCAATATTATAAAACCTTATGCTACTTATACAGAAGATGAAGTTGAAAAAACTCTATATATTGATGAAACAGGAGTAAAATCGCCAAGATATGTAGAAGGGGATATAGTAAAAAGTCAATGGATGGATTTTTCAGACAAATTTGACGAAGATGAAGCTCCAACAAAAGAAAAATTAAAAAATCTAGCTGAAAAATATTTCAACGATAATAGCTGCGACCTTCCTAAAATGACTTATAAAATAGAATTTCAACCGCTTAGCCAAACGGAAGAATACAAGGAAGATGGATTAGCTGAACTAGAATATATAGGCATGGATGATAGTGTATATATAGCTAACAGCAAATATGGAATAAGAGACCAAGCTAGAGTTATAAAAACAACTTATAACGTATTAGCAGACAAATATATATCTATAGAATTAGGTGATCCAAAGACAACACTAGGCTCAATCATAAATAAAAATAATACTGACACAGTAACAAAAGATGAAGTAAAAGATATTGTAGATAAAACAAATAAAAAAGATTATCCTAATACATTGCCAGCGGTTCCAGTTGTAACTATAGATAGAGCCGGATTTAAGACAGTTTCTCTTAGTTGGACTTTTGATAATAAGCCTTATTATTCTTATCAAGTTTATGCTAGTCAAGAACAAGGATTTAGCCCTAATGCATTTGACTTGATTTATGAAGGGAAAGGAAGTGCTTTTCTCCATGAGGTAGAATGCTCACAGACTTGGTACTATAGAGTAAGAGCGATTAATACTTATGGAAATACAACTGATTTTTCAGAAGAGGTAAGCGCAACAACTACAAAAATAAGTGATGCTGCAGAATACTTTCAAGAAGCAGCAATAGAAAGCGCTCTTATAGGTTCGCTTAATGCAGACAAAATAAACGCTGGCAAACTTAAAGGTACTTTCATAGATGCAAGACAATTAACAGTGACAGATGGAAACGGAAACGTTACTTTTTCAATAGATAGTGCAGGTAATGTAAATATTCGAGCAACAGAATTTAGTCTAGAAGGCAAAACTATTAATTCTTATATTAACGATGTAACTACTGATATATCCAAGCAAAAAGAAAGAATAGATGAAATACTTGAAGATAGTACATTAATACCTTCTGAAAAAAGGCAATTACAAATAATTTTAGATGATATAGTAGAAGAATATGCTGAAATCACAGCAAATGCCTTAAAGTACAATATAGCTTACAATGATTTTCAAACTGCATATAATGCTTTATATAATTACTTAACTGTAGATTGCAAAATAAACGACATTGAAATTACAACAAATGTGCATCAAGATACTTTGAAAAATTATTTTGAAAATTATTATACAAAAAGAGGAAATATAAACAATTTAATAAATGATAAAATAAATAGTAATATTGACGATAAATTAAGCAGTTCAGATTCTGAAGCAGTATTTAATGCTCTTACTAAAAATGGAACAATACAAGGGTTATATATGCAAGATGGAAAACTTTATTTTAACGGTCAATATATTAATGCTAAAAATTTAAAAGTAATAGATTCAAAAGGAAATACTACTTTCTATATAGATTCAAATGGGAATGTAACAATTAATGCAACAGACTTTAGCTTAGAAGGTAAGGCTATAGATGACTATGTAAATTCTCATGTAGTAGAAGTTACAGGAATTACAATGAAGAGAGTATCTATATCTTACTATATTTCTACTTCACCTACTCAGTTATTAGGAGGTAGTTGGTCCACAACAAAACCTACTTGGGTAAGTGGGAAATATATATGGCAAAAAACAGTAACTACATATTCTAATAATACAACAAGCGAATCAGAACCAGTTTGTATAACAGGACCAAAAGGTGAGCAAGGTACTCCAGGTGGTAAAGGCGACCAAGGTGTGTCTATTACTAGAGTAAGTAACAGATATGGCAAAAGTACATCTAAAATAGACCCTCCAACAACTTGGTATACAAACTATCCAGAATGGGAAAGAGGCTATTACATATGGACTAAATCTATAATCTATTATAGTGATGGTACAACAACAGAAACCACACCTTATGTAGATACTTCCTGGGAAGGTATGGCAAATCTTGTAGATAATAAAGTTGATAACACACAACAAGCAATATTTAATGCTCTTACAAACAACGGACAAGTACAAGGTATATATTTACAAAATGGAAAAGTTTATTTAAACGGAGAATATATAAAAACCAATAGTTTAAATGCATCTAATATAACTTTCGATGATTTAACAGGTAAAACTATAAAAGGCGCTAGATTTTTCACTGCACCTAAAGAAGGTGCAACTGATGGATATTTATTTAGAATTTATTCAGATGGTAGTGTTTATAGTTCTAAAACAATCCAAGTATATGGAGAATCTAATGATGGAAGTTATGCTCAATTAACTCCTGGCAAAGTAACTGCGACAGAATATTTACAATCGCCAGGACTTATTACAAGTAACAACAGTCTTTATTTTGGGATACAAGGATATACGCCACCAAATGATAACTCAACAAGAATGGTTAAATTGACAAGAGATGCAAATAATGAATATACCTATTTCATGCCTTGTTATAATCCTACAAGCACGAGTGGGGGTATAAGATTAGGCTCTACGAATGGATTTTGGAATGTTGTATATGCAACTAATGGGGTAAAAACAAGTTCAGATAGAACATTAAAAGAAAATATAGATTATTTAGATGGAAATTCTTCTATTGATTATGATGATTTATATAATTTTATAAAAAATGATTACTCATTAGCGACTTATAATTATATAGGAGAAAGCGAAAAAAGACTATCAGCTATAGCTCAGGATATGCTTGTAAATTCTGATGGAACAGATAATAAGGTCGGGCAACTAATTACTAATGCAGAAGAAGCATATAAAAATCAAGCAACACTAGCTATAGAGGAAACTCAGTTAGTAAATGTGCTAATTGGAGCACTAAAGAAGACAATGGAAAAAGTAGAAGAATTAGAAAATAAGCTAAATAGTAAATAGAAAGGGGATGTTAACTTGATTAAGTATGATTATGAAATAACTGTAAATGGAAATCAAGCAAAATTAAATAAAGACATATATTTATTCAGAGGAAATAAGAATGTACATTATTATTTTGCTGTAAAAAATGCTTCTTTTAATTTTAAAGGAAGTACAGATTTAATAGAAAAAACAAACGCAATAAACGCAGCTGTAACGGTTATAAAACCGAATAATGTAGAAGTAGCAAGTGCAATTGCAAAAGTTGAAAATGGGAAAATACACCTTAAGGTAACAGAAGATCTAATCGATGAAGAAGTAGAAGTCGGAGATTTTGATTTGGTATTTGATTTGTTCGATGATACTGACGGGGCAGTAACAATTCCAAAAGTAATAGGACAATTCCATGTACTAGAAAGACCATGCACAACTCCCATTTCCGAATTGGTAGCAACTAACACAACAAATGAAGTAGACCAGGCTCTAACGGATTATGCTATTGTTACTTATGCAGAGCCTGTAGCTTCTACAAATGCAGACGGAACTTTTGCTAAAAAAACATGGGTAGCAAAAGAAAAAATTACAACAGCAGAGTTAAACAGAATGGAAGAAGGTATAAGCGATGTTAGTTCGCAATGTAAAGATATTGCGAACAACCAACCAACTGATTTGTCATTAGATAGTGCTACTAATTTACTTCAACTTGTAAATTCAAAGGGTAGTAAATTAGGCAATGGAATAACACTTCCTATATCAAGTGGTGGGGGCACAAGTCAGTATTTACATATAAAATATTCAACTACAGGAGCACCACAGTTAGCAGGACAAATATCAGATACACCAAACGCATATATAGGCTTATGTGTAGATGCAAATGCAGATGCTCCAATAAACCCACATTCTTATACTTGGTATAAATGGAAGGGCGAAGCTGGTGCAAAAGGAGATACTGGAGCAACTCCAAGCTTGCAAATTGGTACAGTAGAAACACTTGAGAGTGGAAGTAGTGCGACTGCGAGTATTACAGGAACTACAGAAAATCCTCTATTGAATTTAGGTATTCCTCGAGGTGAAGGTGGTACTGGTGGAAGTGAAAAAGAGTGGAAATTATTGAAAGATTTAACTTTAACAGAAACTGTTGGTGCAATTACGGAAATTTTTGATAATGATTATAAAGAAATATTAATAATAGCAAAAGGAAAAGCAGGAGGAACATCTAATTGTGGAATGGCAATAACTAGTTATTCTGAAAATCAAGCAAGTGGGGTTGATTTAGTATTATCATCGATATTATGGCAAGTAAATAAAGAATGTACATTTTCGATATATTTATGTGCTGAAAATCCAGTTTTATTTTTAATTTGGAAAAGATGCAATAGTTCAAATCTTTCTAGCAGTGAGGGCACATATAATTCAGCAAATTGGAATGATAAAAAAGGTATAAATAAATTGTTTTTTAGATATGGTACCTTTGCTGAAGGTAATAATTATAAGATTTATGGCAGATAAGGAGGGATATTATGACATATAGAATATACGATAATGGAATATATAGAGATGCTACAACAGAAGAAATAGAAGAATTTGAAAAAATGCAACAACAAGAACAAACAGAACAATCTAAAACTCAACTAGACTTGATTCAAGAAGAACAAGAAAGACAAGCACAAGCGATTGAGGAATTAATAATGATGACTTTGGGAGGAGGTGAATGATATGGCAGAATTTTTAGCTTATAGAATAATGCAAGGTAAATTAACATATGCAAAAGTACCTGCAAAACTTAAAGAGCAAGTTAAACAAATACTTATAGAAAGTGGTTGCGAAGAACTAATAACTGAATAGTTCTTTTTTTATTGCAAAAATGAATTAATTCGCAATTTAAAAAGTAGGTGATTATTAAAAATGTTTAAATTTATCAAAAATATAATTGAATCTTTAATAGGGGATTGTGATAGTTGTAAACATAAAGAAAATTGTCCTTACTTAGAAGAAGGAAAAGGAAGTTGTTTTGAAATAAGTGGTTTCGAACCTCATTATGAAAAAAAGGAGAATTATTAATATGGATACATTGAAAACAGTCGTACTAGACTTTGATGGAGTAATCCACTCTTATATTAGTGGATGGCAAGGATTGGAAAATATACCTGACCCACCTTGCAAAGGAATAAAAGAGGCTATTGATGAAATTAGACAAAAATATAAAGTGGTAGTTGTATCGAGTAGAACATCTACACAAAAAGGTATAAAGGCTATAGAAGATTATTTACGTAAATATAACATAGTAGTTGATGAAATATCAGATACAAAACCACCAGCTATAGTATATGTTGATGATAGAGCTATTTCTTTTTCTAATGATGCTAATACTTTATTAGAAAGAATAGGAAACTTCAAACCTTGGCAAGAAATATAAAAATATTTAGTTCGCAATTTAAAAATATTATGAACTAATTTACCAAGTAAGTAAGATCATAGAGCAGTTAAAAAATGGTATTTAAACCAACTTATAGTATAATAACTGTAAGGGGGTGAAAAAGATGTAAAATGTGAGAATACAAAAAATAAAAACAACTATATAATTAAAAAAACTAAATCTATTTTAAAAAGGACTGTAGCGGTACAGTCCTTTTTTATTTACAGAAAGGAATTTTGCATGAATGATGAATGGTTAAAAGACACACTAAAGAGACACGATGAAAGGCTGCAAAGACATTCTGAAAGAATAGACAAACTAGAAAATACACAGTCTGAAATGGCAGTAAAAATAGAAAATCTATGCAATACTATAGACAAATTAGCAAGCAACTTAAACAAACTAACTTATGCAATTATAACAGCATTGGTTAGTTTTTTCTTTTATGCAATACAAAATAATTTATTTAATTAATAGGAGGTAGTAAGATGAAATTTAATATCAAAGAACAAATAAAAAATAAATACTTTTGGGTATCAGTGGTTTCACTTATAGTTTTAACTGCTCAACAATTCAATTTAACTTTTATTCCAGCTAATTTCCAAGATTATGTCAATTCAGTACTTCCTATATTAGTAGCTATGGGAATATTAAACAATAATGCTACTCCAGGAGTTGGGGAATAAGAATAGGTATAAATACTTTATAAGATAACGGTAAGGCGCTTAGAAAGTCGATAGGAAGGTCGATTTTTTAAGCATCTTTTATTTTCAGAAAAGGAAGTGTTATTATGAGTAAAAAATATTTAGTAGCTATAGATGCAGGACATGGTATGCATACAGAAGGTAAACAATCAGTTCCAATGTCAAAAAATTTGTATATAGATAATGAATTAGTAAGAGCAAAAGGAAAGATCATAAAAGAAAATGAATGGAACAGAGGTGTAAGTGAATACCTAGCTGCTGCACTAAAAAGATGTGGTATAGATACAATGTTTACTGCAGATATGACAGGTAAAACAGATATTGCCTTGTCTACTAGAGCAAGTAAAGCTAATAAAGCTAAAGCAGATATATTAATTTCAAATCACTATAATGCAATAGGAAGCTGTGCTAAATGGCAAAGTAAAATTAAGGGATTATTAGTATTAAGAACTAAAAATTGTTCTGAAAAATCTATAAAATTAGGAAAATTAGCAGTTAAGCATCTTAAAAAAGACATAGACTATGAATATAGTTATGGTTTAATGCGCGATGTAGATATGAGTGGATTTACATTAGCTATACTTAGACAAACAACAATGCCAGCAATATTAATCGAGTATGGTTTTATGGATTATTGGAATGAAGCAAAACTTATGCTTGATAAAAAACACCAAAAAAAATGTGCTGAAGCAGTAGCAAAAGCAGTATGTGAATA